GGTTCCTTATGACCTTTTCCAAATCACAGCTCCCGTCAACCGTCAGAACCGAAAGCCTGGAGATCCTTGCCACACTTTGGCGCGGGATAACGCAGCTCATGCAGCGATAGCGTTCTCGTCCAACATGAGCGATCAAGAACTTTTTGCTCAAAACGTATCCTGTTTAATTCCCTACGATTTGGCTCAAATTGTCGCTCCGGAAAATTCTCAAAACCGCAAGTTTGGAGATCCATGCCACACGTTAATCGGTCATAACGCGCGGCGCGCAGCAATTGCGTTTTCCTCAAACATGAACGCACCCGACGCGACGTTTGAAATTTCACCGCCAGTCAAGGTTGGAACTAGTTCGCAAAGCGGTCAACCACCAGCGGTCGCAAGTATGTCGGTTTCAAATAAAATGTTTGTCCGCCGCTTAACCCCGCGCGAATGTGAAAGATTGCAGGGCTTCCCCGACGATTGGACTTTGGTCACCCACAAAAACAAATTGGCATCAGACGGCCCTCGTTACAAAGCAATCGGCAATTCGATTGCTGTTAATGTCATGAGATGGTTGGGGGGCAGAATTGAAAACGCCAAAGGTTGATGGCACTTTGCTTTTGAATGAAGCCGAAAGCGCCATTGTCGGATGGTTTGAGCGATGTGGTCAGGTACCAGTCCTGATCTATGACTACGAGAAGCTCGTCGCGCATTTCGTCAAGGAAGGCATGGACAAGGACGAGGCTGAAGAATGGATCAGCTCCAACATTGAGGGTGCTTGGATGGGCAAGGGCACCCCGGCGATCATGCACCGAATCAACTCATTCGAGGAACTAGTGGAATTCTGCAACGCACACAATCTCGATGCACCAAAATAGGAGGCTCCGTGGAAAGCAAGTTCATAGCGCACATCCCATGTGAAAGCTGCGGCAGTAGTGACGGCAACAGCATCTACGACGACGGGCACACGTTTTGTTTCGTGTGCCGTAAACACCAAAACAACGACAAGGAAACCGTGATGACGGATTTGATCACCGATGTGAACATCGTGGCGAAGGGCAAGCGTTGCCTCAGCGCCGAGACTTGCCGACGCTTCGGTTACGGCAACAGCACCTACGAAGGCGGCACCGTTGAGGTCGCTCCTTATCACCGCAACGGGCGCGTCGTCGCGCAAAAGCTGCGTGATAAGGACAAGAACTTCCGGCTGATCGGCGAGACCCGCGATCTTCCCTTCTTCGGGCAACACTTGTGGCCCTCCCAGGGCAAGCGCGTCGTCGTCACCGAGGGCGAGTTAGACGCCATGTCGATCTACGAGATTGAGTGCAAGGGGAAGTGGGGCGCGTGGCCCGTCGTCTCCGTCCCCAACGGTGCTGCCGGTGCGTCGAAGACCTTCAAGGCCGAGCTTGAATGGTTGAGTGGCTTCGAGAAGGTGATCATCTGCTTCGATCAGGACGCAGCTGGCATCAAGGCGGCTAACGAGTGTGCCGCTATCCTGCCTCCCGGCAAGGCGTTCATCGCCGTGCTGCCGCGCAAGGATGCCAGCGATTGCCTCGTCGAAGGGCTTGGGGCCGACGTTGAGAAGGCTTTGTGGAACGCCCAGGCGTGGCGTCCGGATGGCATCCTCGATGCGACCGAGGCCCTGTCCGAGATCGTGAATCGTAAAGACATCGAGGCGATGGTCGGCTACCCCTTTGCGATTCTCAACGAGATGACCCAGGGTGTGCGAGCTAAAGAGCTTGTCACCGTCTGCGGCGGCTCGGGCATCGGCAAGTCCGAGTTCGTGCGCCATGTCGCAGCCCAGGCGCTCATGCATGACATCAAGCTCGGCTATCTTGCCCTGGAGGAATCGGTGCCCCGCACGGCGCTTGGACTCCTGGGCATCATCGCCGAGCGTCCTCTTCACCAGTTGAAAGACCCGTTTGATGACCCGCTGCTCGTCCAGGCGTGGGACACTCTCTTCAAGGGGAACTTCTACTGCTACAAGCATTTCGGATCGACCGATGCCACCAACCTCCTGGCGCGCATCCGATACATGGCGGTCGGCCTGGGGTGCCGCATCGTGATCCTTGACCACATCTCGATTGTTGTGTCCGGCATCGCCGATGGCGACGAGCGTCGAATCATCGACAACCTCGTCACCAACCTCCGCACGCTTATTGAAGAAACGGGCTTGGCGGTGATCGCCCTGTCGCATCTTCGGCGTGCAACCGATGGGGACTTCCACGAAGAAGGTGCCAAGACTTCGCTCGGGCAGCTTCGCGGATCGGGGTCGATCGGGCAGCTGTCGGATATCGTCATCGGACTGGAGCGCAACCAGCAAGCAGATGGCGCAAACCGCGACATCCTGACGATGCGTGTCCTCAAGAACCGCTACAACGGTGTCACCGGCCCTGCCGGTCGCGCTCGCTACAACAAGGAAAAGTCGGTGCTCGAAGACCTTGGCTTGGCAGACATGAAGGTGGAGGTATGAGCTTGCACCCCGGCACCTTGTTTCATTTCCGATGGCTGAAGGACGGTGATGCTTACCGTCTCTCCGTCGTGATCTTCGGATCTTCCCGTCGTGAGATGATGTTGGAGACGCCCGAAGATTGGGATGAATTCACCGCCTGGATCAAAGTCCTGGCGGCGGCAGACTATCCTGGAGAAAAAAAATGAACTGGTCACCTTTGCAAAAGCCGCAGATCATCGCCGCGCGTGCGACGTTGGCTCAAATCCAAGAGGCAATCCAAGAGGCTCGGGAGTCATTGGCGGGACATGAGATGAGGTTCAAGTTCTACCGCAATCGTCCCGGCAAGGATGTTATTCAAGTTCGCCGCATGGCTGTTGTCCAGGAGGCGATTGAAAAGAAGATCCGGAACCTTGAAGCGGCATCGAAGATCAAGGAGGCATCATGCTGAACGACGATGTTGAAAGCCCGAAGCACTACACCTCGCATCCGAGTGGCGTCGAGTGCATCACGATTACCGAGCATATGAATTTCCTGCTCGGGAACGCCGTCAAGTACATTTGGCGTGCGGACTTGAAGGACAACGACGTTAAGGACTTGGAAAAGGCTATTTGGTATCTCAAGCGCGAGATCGAGCGCCGGTATCAGTACGGCCCGAAGAGGATCGGATGAGACTCGCATACGATCTCGAAACCAACGGCCTCCTCGACACCGTTTCGATGGTGCATTGTATGGCAGTTGTCAACATTGACACCGGGGAGGAAAAGTTCTTTCTCCGCGACGCCTACCGAATCCAGGGACTCAAGATCGACGGCGGGATGCTCGAAGGCTTGAACTATCTCAAGTCCGCGACGACGTTGATCGCTCACAACCACATCGGCTATGACCTACCGGTGCTTCAAAAGCTTTACGGGTTCCAACCGAAGGCCGAGATGATTGACACGTTCATCCTGGCTCCCCTGGTGTACCCCGACATCCGCGACGAAGACTTCAAGCGCTCGGGCTTCCCGATGAAGCTGATTGGTAAGCACAGCCTGGAGTCTTGGGGCTTCCGCCTGAATCTCCGCAAGGGTGACTACGGTAAGGAGCGCACGGACTGGTCTACGTTTGACCTCGATATGGTCAACTACAATCTTCAAGACGCCCGTATCTGCGCGGCGCTCTATAAGCATTGTTTGGTCAAGGCTCCGTGCGAAGCCGCCATTAAGTTAGAACATGAGTTCGCCGGAGTCATCCGTAAGATGGAACGTACCGGCGTTTCCTTCGACTCGGCGAAGGCGCATGAACTCATCGGCAAGTTGCGCGATGAGCAAGCGAAGATATCGGATGACCTTCAAACCGTGTTCCCTCCGAAACGGGTCGAATACGAGACGCCTGTTCGGAAGGAGAAGCGCTACCGTACCGAACACTTCAATCCCAATAGCCGTCAGCAGATCGCTAACGGGCTGAAGGAGCGCTACGGATGGTCGCCGACGAAGCTCACCGATACCGGCCTTGCCGTTGTCGATGAAGAAGTCTTGGAGAAGCTGGACTACCCCGAGGCCAAGCTTCTTGCGCGACACATGATGCTTACGAAACGCATCGGGCAGCTGGCCGACGGGGACAACGGCTTGCTCAAGCTCGTTAAGGAAGGACGGATTCATGGTCGCGTCGCTACTCTTGGGACTGTTACTGGGCGTTGCTCTCACCATAGCCCTAACCTGGCACAAGTTCCTTCGGTTGAAGTCGAATACGGAAAAGACTTCCGATCCCTCTTCACAGCCGGAGACAATCGAGTTCTCGTAGGTTGCGATGCCAAGGGCATCCAACTGCGGTGCTTGGGCCACTACCTTGCTCCCTATGACGACGGCGAATACGCTCGGCTTGTCGTCGAGGGCGACCCGCATGAACGCAATCGAGTAGCGGCAGGACTTGCTACCCGGGCTGAGGCCAAGCGCTTCATCTATGCGTTCTTGTTTGGTGCCGGGAACAACAAGCTCGGGGCGATTCTGAATTGCTCTCCGGCTGAGGCCGCTAACGTGCGGAAGCGGTTCCTCGAAAACCTCCCGGCTTTCGGGCTGCTTACGAGCAACATCGAGGATGCCGTCACCAGGCGGAAGTACCTCAAGGGAATCGACGGGCGCTTCTACCACATCCGATCGGCACACTCGGCTCTTAACGTCTTGCTCCAGGGCGCCGAAGCGATCTTGATGAAGAAGGCTACGGTGCTGCTCGAAGCCGGACTGCGAGCCAAGCCGGAACACGCTGACACGAAGATCGTCTTGCATATCCATGACGAACTTCAGGTCGAGACGACGGATCAGCTGGCATCCGACGTTGCCACGATGTTCCGTGAATCCCTCCGTGCTGCTGGCAACTTCTACAACTTCCGATGCCCCCTGGACACCGACGCAAAGGTCGGCGCGAACTGGGCGGAGACGCATTGATGAAGGAATCCGGCGATATGCGCGTGGATAGCAGGGGCTTGCTGCTGTCGATCGGCGACTACTGCCTGGTCATTCACAAGGACAAAGAAGGCGTTGTCATGATGACGACGGGCTTCTACGAAGGTGAGAATGACCCGCCTACTCGCTCGGATTTC